ATACTTGCGAATTTGAGATAAAATATTCTCGAATCCATCTGAATACAGTAGCATCATCGATACAAGCGACTCCATTTTCAGCAAATTTACGAGCTTTCTCTTTTGCGAAGCTTAAAGCGCATTTTAGAGAGTATCGCTCTTTTAAGATTCCTTTAAATAATTCCTCATCCTCCTGATCGCATATCCAGTTATGAATACGGTCAAGTGAGTTATCATGTGGTTGATTTAATTCCTCTAGCAACTTCGCCAGGGCTTTTTCTTTGATTTCATTCATATCATTTTCCAAAAAATGCGACTGCCTTTGTGTGCTTGGCTAAATACGGGCAGTCGCTCGTCCAAGGTCACATAACCTTTACTGACACATTCCTAGCTCGCTTTTAACGTGGTTCGCGGCACGTTGATTTTGTTGCTAAGTAATAGCAATCTATCGCACCATAATCAAACCTCACATCGTCTTTTCCGATGTGTTTCTTGAATTTTGGTCTGGTGATACCTGAGAAAACCCATTGATGGTCTTTCATCCGTTCGATAAGTTCATCCACATTGTTAAAACTTCCAAGAAAAAACTTGCAGTGTCCGTTGTAGACGAAGTAAAGATTCAATAACAAGAGACACCACCTTTCTAAAAGTACTCTTTCCTTTTATTTTTTAAGTCATTAAATACCATCAGATGATCATTGTCTACACCCTTCATCAACCGACTCATAAACGGTCGACCATATCGCTTCTGAATTTCTTGTGCAGTCAGATTAGTCGTGATAACCGTATTAGCCCTTTTATTAAGAATGTTGTAAAGAATACTGAAGGACCACTCACTATCCTTCTCCATCCCAAGATCATCCAAGACCAAAAACTTTGCACTAGCAATTTTATTGACTAGGAACTCTTCCTGACTAAAATCAGCTTTAATTTTCATCAGCAAGTCAGTAACATTGATAAAGATAGCAATTTCCTTTGTTGCATCGGATAACTTTTTCATCATCGCAAAGGCAAGATGGCTTTTACCCGTTCCAGCTTCTCCTTGAAAAACAACATTATTTCTAGCCCCCTCAGACCACTCTCGGCAAAGCCTCTTTGCAAAAGCTAGCTTTTCCGCTTCTTTTTCAGTAGGTGTGTCGAAGTTGTCAAGAGTAGCATTTTTCAGCACATCATCATAGAGAGAGAATTTCTCAAGATAAAACCTCCGCTCTCGCTCATGCTCTGCATCAGCCAGCTCATTGACCTTTATTTGATTCTCTGCATGGATCCGTTCTGATTCGCATAAGCGACAGAGTACATCATTTGTCCGGAGGATTTTGATAAGAGGAATTCCGTGCTTGTCGCAAATTTCATCCTGCTGTTCAGTATTCCTGAGGTAAGATAAAGCCGTTTCTTCTAGTGCATTGGTTACCATGATACCTTACCCCCACAAGCCTGCCAGCTAGCCATATCTGACAAGCAGGCTATGACAGTAGAGAGAGGTTGTTTTATAAGCAGTGACTTCTTTTCTTCGCTAATAGGATAAAATTCATCTTCAAATTGCTTGATAACTTCTAAAATCCCCATTCATCTTTTACCTCCTGTCCTGATTTTTTCTCCTTGTGTTGCTTTTCCGATTGGAGAACTTGTTCAACTGTCGTAACCTGGTTCATCTGCCAATTTCTTAAAATACCACCAATATATTTGATGTTTGGTTTACCTAAATTAATAGCTGTCTTCAATGCTTCTTTAACTAGCTCAGCATCATTTTCCTTTAGCAGATGATTGATTTCCTCAATCTCAAAACCTGATAGTAATCTACGAAACTCAGATTGGAATAATTCAAGGATGTTTTCGCTACTACTAGTAGTAGTTATATTCTTATCTTTATCTAATCTATTCTTAATCTTAGTCTTATCTTCTTCTAGTGCGTTACCGTCCGTTACTGTAACGTTACATGTAACGTTACCAAGAGCAAGATTTTTCTGCTTCTCTCGGTGTCTTGCTACACGATTTCGTGTTTGTTCCTTGATTCTTTCCATACCATCAATATTTTGGTGTTTTTCCCAATTTGGCAAAGTAATGACGCCATCGATTATCTCAATCATCCCGAACTGCTCAAATACTCCTAGAGCCATCCTTACACTATTCAGAGGTCTTTGAAAGATTGTTGCAAGCATCTCATCAGTATAATGAACTTTATCTGACATCATCAAAAGTCCGTTGCGATTATGTTTGCCAGCAAGAGCTAGGATTTTAAACCATATAACCAAAATTGCATCATGATCTGGTAGTGCATCAATAAGACGTATCTTTTCATCGTCAAAAATGTCCGTTGTAATCTTAATCCATTTGATTTCACTCATGCGCTATCCTCCCAATACTTATCCAAATCAACATTCATCACCGCAGCAAGGTTCTTTTGCTCGGTCAAAATTTGACGACGATAGGGAGCAAGACCAGCTTGTCGCTCCTCCTCGCTTCGTGGCAAGTAATAGCCGTTCGGCTTCCTCTTCTTAGCTACGATAGGATGGCCAAAATTCACACGCAGACTCTCAATGACCTCTTCTAGCTTACGCTTTGAGAGTCCAGTTTCTAAGCGGATTTCACTCGCTTGAATGGGCAAGTCGAAAGTAGCGCAATTCATGATCATGTTTAAAACACGGATTTCCATCTCGCTCATGTCACGACTAACAGTCATGTCTTTGCCCTCCATTTTCTTGGATTATTCCGAAAATCCATAGTCATTTCCTGATAAAGCAAACGCCCATTTTCTTCCAAGAGATTCGCATTTTGACTTCTTAGAAGATTATTATTTCTTGCTTCTTCCTGATAGTCGCTAGCCAGCCTGTCATAGTCTTCTATGCAGGCTCGAAAAACTTGTGGTACATCCTCAATCGATGAAGGAAGTCCGACAGGTGGCTGAGTGTCATAGGTAAATCTTCTATCGCTATTTTTCAAGTTTCTTCGGGCAACCTCTCCGAAATCTTCTGTTTTTTCAATGATGACTACTACATTTTGTTCATCCGATTTTTCATTTTTATCAGTCAGTAGCAACAGGATGAATACCACGATAAAAATTGCCACTAAGCCAAGCAATTGACTTGATAAAGTTGGTTCTGTCATTTTGTTCTCCTTATGCTCTTAATTTTCGTACTTCTTTTTCTAATTCCAAAATTTCATAAACATCATTGACATCGTACATAATATCTTTCCCCTGCTTACGAAATCTTAATCCTTTACGTTCTAACTTCTTAATATAGGCATGAGTAAAGCCAAATTTCTTCATCAAAGCCTGTTGATTGATTGGCATACGATCATTCTCTAACTGCTCCTTGACCTGCTTTTCAGCAAAGGCCAATAATTGATTCGTGAACAATTCAGCACTTTCACCGTCCAATCGTAATTGTAACGTTATACCTTCCATTTTCTACATCCTCTCAACTATGCGGGCAAGCAATCGAAAAGAAAGGACTTTTTATGATAAAAAAATAACATTTTTTATTTAAAATGTCAAATGATTATATGACGTTATATTATCAATATGTTTTATTTTACGTTTTTTAAAAATCCAATAAAGCTCAAATTTGCTCTCTAACGAATTTTATTTCAAAAGATTAGTAAAACATCGTTTGTTTTTTATAAATTCAATTTTAAGCTTAAAATGAGCTTTATTTTGCCCATTTTCAGTTTCACAAATGATAAGTATTTATAATAAGAAATCTTTTCAGATCTTTTTTTCTTTTAAATCTAAGATATTCTATTTCTTTTTCCTCATCATCAATATTGTAAACTTCTATTGTATAAGTAATATTTAATATATCTGAATCATCAAAATATATCTTATCAATGTATTTTGTCTCACTTCCTCTGACTTTACTTAATATAAAACAATCGTACATAACATCATCTCTTTTCTTTATGCCTAATTCTAAAGAGTGTAGCCCTACTTAATTCTGTTAATGTAATACAATCTTTTAATTTTATTCTCCCGTCTATCCAACTTTTTATGAGCCTTTTCTGATTTGCTGTTAAATTTTCCTGCTTATTTGGACGCCCAACGATTTTATTTTTTTTCCGGGAAATTTTTCTTCCTTTTGAATCGATTTCAAGATTTTTATAAGCTTCCTTTTGCCTTTCTTTCAATTTTCTACGTTCTTTTTCTGCGAAATATCCCATTAAATGCAATACTAAAGGTTGAATGAGTTCTCTTTCTATTTCACTTTTTCCTGAAGTATTTAAAAGAGGTTGTTCTAAAAATTCAAGAAATACCCCTTTTTTTCCTATCCTTTCAAACGTTTCTTTTATTTCCTGATTATTTCTTCCTAACCGATCGAGTTCCTTTATCACTATTATGTCATTTATAACTACTGTAGCCATAAGTTTTTCCCAATTTTCTCTTCCGTTTATTTTATTTCCTGAAGACTTATCTGAAAAAATTTTTTCTTTTGATATTCCTATATTCAATAATGCTTTTATTTGTCGGGTTTCATCTTGTTTTTTTGATGAAACCCTTACATAACCATATTTCATATTTTACCCCTGCTTTGTTGATTTACATTTTCCTACTTTAAATATTTTATTTTCTTCTTTAATTTCTATAATATACT